ATGTAACCTCTAAATCTTTCAGCACCAGATGTTCCATCAGCAAACATTAAGTATTGTTGTTGATTAGCACCGTTGCCAGCAATAGTAATACCACCTTCATCTAAAGCATTTAATACAAGGTCTTTGGCATAGTAAGACTCTGGACTTGTAGTTTTAATTCCTACATTACCACTAAACGTACCTGTACTAGCAGATATTGCTATACCACTTGCTAGTTTAGCAGTACTTACAGATCCGTCCGGCGGCACTTTAGTTTGAACAGCTTTACCTAAAAACACCACATAGAAACTATCTGTGTTAGCAACCGCACCTGTCATTGTTAGTGCAGCGTTATTAACTGTATACGCTACTCCTGGATCTTGTCTTACATTATTAACATATACCGCTATTTCATTAGCATTAGCAACAGAGTGACTAAGTGTATAGCCAGTTCCTCCATTACCTGTTATAACTTGTTTATCAATAGAAGAAAAATTAGCATCTGCTTGATTACCTATGTAACCCATATTATATTCCTCCTATTAAGTACTTATAGCATCTACTGCAGAAACAATCACATCAGCTGAGCTTGCAGTGTCTGATATTATCCATAATCTATCACCTGATTGTACAACAAACTTTGCACCACCATCTAGTACTTGCAGAGCTGAACCTGCAGGTATAGGTGCATCTTTAATAAGGTAGTAATTTGCACCACCATTTGCTATATAAACAGAAACGTTTATCTGTGTTGTTAGAATATTAGCTACGTTAATACCCACTATCGTATCGTATGAATCGAAATTAGCTCCATCAGGAATATCTGTTGCCGAAGTTCCTATAGCTCTCTCAATATATCGTCTAAAATTTTGTGCCATAGAACCTCCTATAAAGCTATTGACATTGCAATACTAAATCCTTTAGTTGCAAAGTTAGATGTATCTGTTGCTTGAATGGGTAACCATGTACCTACAGGTGCGCCTGTCCCTGAAGGAGCTACCGTACAATATTTAACAGCATCATCAGTTGTATTATAATATAGATCTCCAACTGTTACTGTTTTACCTGCTGCTTCATGTGCGTTTTCTGCTAAAGCATCACTTGCGTAGTTACCATAATATTTTTCATTAAAGTCAGCTACTGAGTTTGCAGCATCTATTGCGTAAGCACGCGCAGATTTATAAGCATTATCAACAGTACTTGTACCACTAACATAACTAGCCCAGTCTTTAGCTGAACCACCATTTGCTTGGCCGCGTCTTTGTGCGCCTATTGCGTATTCTTTAGCTGAGTACTCTGTATTATCTGCGGTATTAGTTGTATCTGTTGCCCAGTCTTTAGCAGATCCACCACCTGATGCGCCATCAATACCTGTTCCGCCTGTTGCCCAAGCTTTAGCTGAATAACCCTGACTTGTAACTGCTTCGCCATTAGTCTTTTGAGCCCAGTTTTCTGCTTCATCTTCAGATCCTTGTGCATCTGTAGCGCTTGAAGCTGCTGCTGTAGCTTTAGTTGTAGCTGTATTAGCGCTTGTTGTAGCAGAGCTTGCTTGTGTGGTAGCAGTAGTTGCTGAGTTACTTGCAGCAGTAGCTGAAGTAGCCGCTGCTGTAGCCGAATTACCTGCAGCAGTAGCAGAGTTTCCAGATGTTGTAGCAGAACCTGCAGCTGCAGTTGCTGAATTACCTGCGGCAGTTGCCTGTGCTGATGCAGTTCCTGCAGATGTACTAGCAGCTGATGCGCTAGATAATGCAGAGTTAGCATGTCCTGCTGCAGTTGTATTTGATGAAGCAGCTGATGTTGCACTACTTGCTGCTGCAGATTGAGAAGCCGCAGCGTTAGTAGCTGAAGTTCCTGCTGCAGTCTGTGAAGCTGTTGCTGCTGTTTGACTTGCTGCTGCAGCTGTTTGACTAGCCGCCGCTGCTGTTTGAGAAGCTGCAGCTGCTGTAGCATCTGTTGAAGCCTCTGAAGCTTTTGTTGTTGCTGTAGCTGCTGACGCTGTTGCGCTTGTAGCTTGTGTTGTTGCCGTAGTCGCAGAAGTTTCTGCATTTGTTGCTGCTGTTTCTGCACGGGTAACATCTGTACCAATTATATCTGGAATACCGTCAATTAATGTATCAGTAAACAAACCTCCGTTGGCAGCATTATCTGTTGCTCCGGTAAATGAACCGGGTCTTGCTGGTGTTGTCATTATATTAACCCTCTTCCATTAAATTGTACTTGAACATTACCGCCTGAAGCATTACGCTTAGCATCTTCATCATTAAGTTCTCTTATCTCATTCATAAACATCGCTTGGTATTTCGCTGCTTGATCGTCTTCTTGACAAAAAGAAAACACTTCTGCTAAAGCACCAAACAATAAAATTCTTTCGTTCTCGTCTCTAAGCCAATTAGGTGTTGCAGTACCAATATACTTTGTAGCTGTTGTATTTGAAAATGTTATATCTACATTATCACCTAGCGTTTGAGGTGTATCTACTACAATACTATTTTGGTTTGATACGTTAGTTACTTTTGGAGGAGCACCAGTTGTAGTATTAGCAACAACCCCTGTTCCTGATAATTCTTGTCCAACAACAACTGTACCTGATCTATTATCATTAGTTATAGTCGCACTACTAGAAACTGCGACATTAACTTTTGCAGTTATATTTCCTGTAGCTGCTGCAATAGCTTCTGCTTGAGTCGCATAGGCTGTTGTTCCAGTTACACCGCCAGCTGTAGTGAAATACAAATATGTAGTTCCTCCAGTTGTAGTTAAAAATCCGGCGTTGTAGTTAAGAACTGTAACTGCGTATTTTGCATCAAGTGCTGGTAATCTACGATAGTAAAATAGTTCTACCGTACTTGCATCACTAGATGTACCTGATTGTCCGAAACCTGGACTAAATAGTATAACATTACGCTCGCGTGTCCAGTAATTATAATCTATATATTTTTCTGCGTAATGATCGTTAAATGTTCTTACATCGAGCTTTTCATTAAAAACTCTTAATGTAACACCGGCTGAATCTTTTTCTTTGAGCTGTATAAACTCTATAAGATCATACGGTAATTGTATCTCTGTTATGCTTGGCGTAGTACCTGCTGTCGTTGTAGCTGCATCTAATAAAGTCTTTTCATAGATTGCTACATTTTCTAATGGTGGGACTCGTAAAGTCCTATATGCTTTATCTGCTGCATACTTTAAAGAGTCTTGAATTATAGCATCGCTTACTACTTCATCATCTCTATTACACCACGTACGAACAAGAGCCACTAGTTGAGTGTAGGTCAATGCCATAGTGGGCCTCCTAATTATTAACTAGCAAATCACGGTATTCCATATGTAAAATAGTTTTTAGTTTTTTAACATTGTTAGAATCTTTCATAAACTCTGGAGAATGTAGATCTAACTTATGATCTTCTAATATTTTTAAAGCAATTACATCTGGTATAGTTGCTAGCTTTCTATAGCCATTTTTCTTAATACCATAATATTCCTGCTTTTCTCTATCTCGTTTAGCTTGTTCTAAAAACTTTGATACATCTTGTTTAAAGTAACCATCACCTGTTTCCAAGTCAAAAGTTGCTTGCATACCGTTCTTACCATCCGCTTGTTTTCCACGGAATTTAATTTCTGATGAATTAGACATGTCCTCTCCTACCTAATTAAAAGTCTTCAGTATAGGCTACGAACCTACCTGACTTACCTATGTATCCCATCTTAGCACCAATAGTTGCTGAGTTTACAGTTGGTGCATTTCCTGCAGCTACATTAGTATGCGGTTCCCAATGTGACAACTTATATCCTGTTGCAGTCTGCGCTGTACGCCATATACATTTTTCGCCGGGGTAAACGTTCCCGTTAGCTAGTTTAAAAACTATCATTTTATTACCTCCTGGGTTTTATATTATCTTTTATTTTGTGCTGGTCCACAGCCGGCTACTCTTCCGCCTCGGCCATAATATTTTGCAACGTTACCGCCGCTTGCTTTATATGCTACATCTTGATCTGTCATTTTAGCATATGCTTTAGCATCAGCCATACCTTTTTTAGTATAGCTAAACTTTTTATTTCCTACTTCCGGCATTGATTAAACACCTGCAGCAGGTAGCATTGCTTTTATAACAGACCATGCTATAATAACCGCTGCTATTGCAATGATTATATTCTTAGTTGATAAATATTCTTTCATGTGTTAACCTCGAGATTGTTATTGAAAAAATAAGGAGAGCTTGAGTTAACAAGCCCTCCCAATGTCTTATGAAAGACCGTAGATAGCACCGCAACCATTAGGGTTACGTACTTCCAAAGTACATTCTTCAACCATCATACCGACAGTCGAGTCACCTTTCTGACCTACGTCTACTTCCTGCATAGGTCGTAGTGTAGCAACATTAAACCACATTGGATCGTAGATTAATGCAGAAAAGTCTGCAACGTTAGTTGTAGCAGCTACGTTAGTTCCAGAGCCGTTTACAAACTGTACGTTATTGGCAAGACCCATAATGTAGTTTGGAACTACCATAAGATCGCCAAAGTCTGACATGTATACGTCTACTGACTGACGGAGTTTTCCGCCTTCGTCAATATTTCTTACAACACCAGTATCACTTACCATTAAGTCAGAGAAGTCTCTTCGTAGTTTTGGAGACACCATGATCTTAGTAGCTTTACCACCTTCTTCGTAAATCTTTTGCATAACTGAATCTACATCAGATAAAGTTAAAGATCCTCTAGCAGGTTGGTTAGTGTTACCTAGAGTTGATCGTATAGCATGAGTACCTGCACTTACTGTAGCTGGTACACCCCATTCGGAGCTTGCGTATACTACAGTTGCTGCAGCATTGATATATGATTGATATCCACCTGCTGAGCGTGCTGTATTTGGCTGAGCGCCAACAGCTGCTGATACGTTAAATGAGTGAATCATATCATGCTCAACGTCACGTCGTAATTCTGTACCACGTTTCTTTAGCTGATATGCATACTCGTCTGCAACTCCTGCTTGGTCAACTGCACGTCGAGTACCAGACACAGCAATAGTTTTACCATTGATCTGTGTGTAGTTACCTAAACGTGTGCGGAACGGTCCAACTGGATCGAATGCTGCGCCTGTTGTAGGAGTTTGTGCACCTGAACCTGGGGCTACCCAGTCTTGACCCTCTGCGATTCGTGAAGAACCTGGAGCTTCTAGTGCGTCTGTTTGCCATTCATGATAAATAGCGGTTGCTTTTGTTTTACCAATAGATGACATGAACGGAGTTTCGTCCCGTGTAATCATAGTGATAAAGTTAGCTAAGTCTTCTCTTTGAGAGACATTTGTAGAAGTAGCACGTGCTGGACCTTGTGGTCCACCTGTGATACGTCCGCCGACATTAGTAGTCATTATCTATACCTCCTAAGGTATTAAAGGTTTAATGAGCGTTCGGCAAGACCTCTTAAAAATCCTTGTTGATCCGCATCAGAACCTTGTCCACTCAAAACCTTTTGTCTTTGAGCTTCCGCAGCATCTATCTTACGTTTCGATACGCTTTTAGTTTTGCGTACAGGAATCTTTTTAGTAGGTGTAGATTTTCTTTTAACAGCGCCTTTTGTCACGCCTTGTTTAAGTCTACGATAATCATCTACAAATTTAACAATTACAGGATCAGCGATTGAATCTAATACCTCTGCCGGTATACCTTCACCAATAGCAAACTTACGTATGCTTTCAGCTGTCTTTTCATTAAAGTCAGGTATAAGACCAGGGATCTTTTCATTAAAGTTGTCAAGCTGAGCTTGCCATTCTTTTTGCTGAGCCTCTTGTTCTTGCTGTGTCACTTGCTTTACTAAAGCTTCTCGTTGATTACGAGCTTGCCAGTAGTTTTTCTGAGCTTGTTCACGTTTGTCTTTGAGTTCGTTTACTTCGTAAGTATCACCATCTTTACGCGCTTGATCTATTTGCGCTTCAATCTCATGATATTCTTTTGACAACTGCTGTTCATTAGAATATAAGATAGCAGCTGAAGCTTTTGACATATTGCCAAGCTCTCCAACTTTTTCTTCATATTCTTTGTCCATCTGTTTTCTTGCGTCACCGAGTTCACGACCCTTCTTAGAAAGATGTTGTTCAGTAGAGTAACCTTTTATTAAGTCACCAAAAGAAACTTCGGAATCTTCACCGTCAATTTTAACGATAACCTTAGCTTCTAAGTCTAAGTCATCAGCTGTAAACGCTTCTGATACATCGGTAGCGGACTCTTCGTCGGCATCTTCTTCATCTTCGGTTACTTCTGCTTCATCGACTTCTTCTTCAATATCTTCGCTATCGGCTTCCTCAGATGATATTGGGTCTTCTGCATCTGATTCTTCCGGATCCAACTGCGGTACTTGCTCATTGGGTAGAGTATCTACGAAATCTGAATTTCGTACAATGTCAGCCAGCAAGGCCTCTTCAGTTTGACCTGTGTTAACCTCAGCTATAGAATCATCCGGTTGGGTAGAGTCTATAGGTGCTTCGGTATTTGTATCAACCATTGACTACCTCCTTCTTACGAGAAGTAGTTGTTGAATTAAGTTTCCTTGTGTATCGCTCTTGCAGTGCATATAAATCTACTAACTTATCTGAATTAAGTTTAGTTTTACCTGCACTTCTTGAAGAATCATACTCAAGTGTGTTTATCATTTCTTCTATATTTTTCATAAGATGTGCGTAATCAATTACTCTCATCTGTCGTATCCTCCATAAGGTGTGGGATATTTTTCCCATACATCTCGAAGTTTATCATTCTTTCTTTAACACTACCAAGTGCCATAGCGGAAGAGTAGAGGAACTCCCGAGATTTTGTTTCATGCGGCTCCGTCTTAAGCCACTCTAAAAAGAAGTCAACTAAGACTTCACCATACACTTCATCAAAAAATTCTTCTCGTTCTTTAGTCGCGAAGTGACCTTTTACGTGAGCCCTTCGCGCTAATTCTTCTGGATGTATTTTATGATTACCGTAGGATTTTGTATTACCCAGCCTCGTCTCAGCTGCCTTTCTGTATTTATCCATTAGTTATACTTTAAGATACATATATACATACTCATTATGTTGAGCTGAAGTACCATGAGCTGTTTTAACATTATGCATTGTGCATGCTCCATGTGAGCCTGTATGTTCATAATTTAACCAGCTTTTCGGTTCAATTGTATGTGATAGACCTGGCGAGTGGTGTGCACCACCTACATGAAGATCTAATGTAATAACTGAATCAGTTTCATTTACAAATAATACGTTTTTATTTGAGTTAGTAGTGGTTACTGCACCACCAGCTTGCGCAGCGCCAACTCCATTAGCGCCTATAATTACATGTGCCATCTATTGATTTTCTCCTGTTTTATTAGATTGTAGCAGTTGTCGTGACATCATTAGGATCTCACTATATTCTGGATGAGGAGGCAATTCAGCGCCTTCCTTAGTTGCTTTAATAGCAAGATCCGCCCACTCTTGGAAATGCCTATCGATTGCTACTGCTAATTGTTTAGAGTTATCATCGAATGTATTCTTTGCCTGAGCGTTAGTATAATTAACATTTGCCTCCGCTAAAGCGGTATTAGCTACGGCTAAACGTTGAGTATTCTCTTGGTCAGCTTGAGCTGCTTGAGATTGTTCTTGTAGAGCTTGCGCGGCTTTCTGTTGGAAATCTTCCTTAGTATAATCTTCAAGGAAATCATTACTATCTAAATCCATAGCTTCAATTAGCTTAGTTGCTAATACGGCAGGAGCTGCAGGTTTAATTACAGATCCAGCACCTTGCTGATTTAAACCTGGTAGTATCTCTCCACCTATTTTAGAAAGCTTTGCTATCTTAGTACTGTTAGAATTTTCTCCAATATCTAAAAGTATTTCAACATCCATTGTTTCTGGAAGAGTATCTAAATTAATAGTAGAGAATATCCCTGAAAAATTATAAGATACTTTACCTTTCATGGAAGCTTTAATAGTATTGTATATACCTCCAATCAATCTTTTAAATCCAGTTTCTGCAAATCGTCTAGCAATATGCTGTATACGTTTTTGGGATGCTGACTGCACTGCAGATATCTTTTGCTCAGAATTACCTGATACGTAAAGCGTATCGTTTAATCCTTGTGCAGCTTTTGACATACCTGTTGCTTGTTCTTTAATAAGCTGTAAATGCTCTAGCAAAGGTACAGTACCCGTTGATATCGCTTCAGGTGGTAACTGTTGTACAGCACCTGTAGGATTACCATTAGTTGGTATAATTTGTTTGGGCTTCATATTTTGTAAAGCAGAAAAGTCTACTACATTTGGATCAGCTAGCTTAGGCGCATAGTTCGTAAGATACGTATTTTCTACAAAACCCCTAAGTATAGCAGTCGATGCCAGTGTGGAAGATCTAGTAAAGTCTGCCATTGATAAACCGTAATATTCATGTGGTATATCAATAGGTACAATATCAGCAAGCGGTATCATATCACAATCTTCTTCATGTAATATAGTTGTACCAGCTGAAATAATATGTTTTAGCTCTGCAATGCCATCACCATCTCTATCGATATGTATCCAGCATTCAGTGATAGTAACTTCACGTGATGCTTCTAATCCATTTTCAGGTGTGTATTGATTTGAGCCTTGTGTATATTCTTGCCCGGTTATTTCTTTTCTGGCAGCTACATCTTGCGAATAGCCTAATGAGCCTGCCCAAGTTCCTCCTTCAAGTTCGTCCCAATTATCTATGGACTCTGCCATCTCAGGATAAAACTTACGTATCTCAGATCGAGTAAGACTACTTTGTATTCCAACAAAAGAAGCATCTTCTAATGTAGTAGCATCTCGAGAAATGCGGAAGTTTTCTGGTGGAACTAATTCCAATTTAATCTTTGATTTGTTAATCTGCTTTCTAACACGCACGTTAACATAAACAAGTTCTACATCTGGTCCTAATGTAGGATCATCACTAGGTTGTACTGGCTTATTCTCAAACTGAAGATCACCAACAATTTCTAAACTATCATCTGAAAGTATTTCGTCAAGTTTAGTCTGTGATATTTCATCGTATTCTTCAAATACGTAATCATAATCCTCTATATAACCCCAACGAATAACAGAATTCTTCCATAACAAAGCAGATTTCATCCACTGCTCTAATATATCCCATCCATTATTCTGTTTAAATATTGTATAGTTTACTAATGATCCTGCATCTTTAGCACCCTGAAATGCACCAGGTGTATCATCCCATGGCATAAATCTACCTATACTTTGGTTGCTAAGAAACAAATCAGACAAAACAGCTGTATATGCTTCAACAACTTCTGTAGTAGATGTATCAACAATTGCTGATACGCCTTGAGGTGACAAATGAGATACAGCTAAACCTGCGTACTCATATGTAGCTTTTAACCTTTCACGTGCTAAATCTGATGAATTTAACCAATCACCTGTAGAGTTCATAACTCCCTGGTCGATTACGTTAATCAGTTCTTCATCAGTTACTTTTTCTTTATATCCATCTGGAGTCATTAGTACTTACCTCCAGCAGAATATATCTTTTTAGATCCTTCTAAATTCTTCACAGTATATTGACCTGGCCTAGGTAGCGGTTTCTTTTGTGCTTCCTTAGGTGGCTTTTCCTTATGAGTCTGTTCAATAAATCTTGATTCTATTCTTTTATTCATGATCCACTCCTGGGTTCATTCAAACTATTATCTTTTGCTTAGTGGTCCTTTACGTCTTATTGGTACGCAATTATCTACTGTTTTACCACCTTTCTTTTTAGTGCCTACTCGTTTATATCCTTTCCAACACGCTTTACCGTCTATGCCTTTTTGCTTTTTACTTTTCATATTTCACCTACCATTTTACTTTATCAGCCCAATATGCTGCAGATAAAGGACCTCTAGCTATATTCTTTCTATGCCGTGCTTTAAACGACTTTTGTCTGGCCTTATCCTTTTTACTTGATGGATTAGCTCCTGCACCTGATACTCCTTTCTGTCCAAACCTAATAAGCTTTATAGTAGATCCGGATTTTGCAAGCACAGCATGCGATTTAGTAGGGTGGTTAGGAGTTCTTTTAGGCTTATTATAACCAGCAAAGGTTTCTCCTCGATATGTTATAGACATTTAATATCCTCTTTTTATGGTGACGGATTTATCCCCTACTTCCGCCGGAGTAGTGAGGACACGGGAATTTTATAGCCACAAAGTTTCTTCTTGAGGCTCTAATGATTGTTGAGACCAAGGAACTTTGTTAAGCGTTAGCTTATCGTAATGTGTACGTAATGTTTCTAAAGCAATAGCTGTTGCCATAACTGTATCATCATGACAGCCAGGTGCTGCTTCTGTTTTACCTGAATCAGTAGATATATAATCTTTTAATTCTTGTATCATAACTTTTGATGGTATAAATATATCATCATTCTCTACAGCATTTTTAAGATTACCTATAATATGAGGTTTAGTTACCTGCGTAGTTCTAAAACCTACTACAGCTCCTTCTTCTTTAGATATAGATGATATCTTAGTTTGCTTATATAAGTTTATATAATTCATTTGAGTAAGTCTAGATAATGTTGCTACACCCATAGAATTACTTTCTACAGTTAATAAAGCATTGTTAAAATACCTACCGAGGTAAAACAATAAATCACCAAACTTACTAGGGTCTAGATGGTTATCTCTAAATAAACCTACTACTTTTCTATCTGTATCTAAAACTACAGCACTAGAGTAATCTTGGCCAACCCCTAAAGCTACATCTGCAGCTACAACATAATTTTCTTCCCAATCAGGAAAATCCCAAAGATGTAGCTTACCTTCATTAGAGGCATCCCATGTACATGCATCATAATCAAAATTCATTTTCTTTCCTGGTTCTACTGCTACGAGCTTAGCTGTTTTCTCTGCATCAAATACAGAGGAGCCTGCAGTAATAAAGGCTTCATCGGGAGACGCTGGGTATTCCTGGCGGAATTTTAATTCCCCACCTTCAGCAATCTTCAACCGACGCCAGTAGAGTTGATCGTTATCTAGATCGTAATCCTCTACTAGTAGTTCCTCTTCTGAGGAGCGTTCAAAACCTTCCGGAGCTTCTCTACGATATTCTGGCGTATTAAACCACGGAAGAAATAACGGGAGATAATCGTTCTCACCTGCTATAGCACCTTTCCATAATCTATAAAACTCTCCTTGAGCACCATTAGCTGTTGACTCAATAATAACTTCCGTGCCTGGAGCTTCTGATATACCCTGAAACAAACCAGCGAGAATCTTCTCGTCATGCGTCCAAAAGGCAACCTCGGATAAATGAGCAATCGTCGGGGTAGTACCTCTACCAGCTTCTGGAGCACCAGCTGTATATAATCTATAAGAGCCAACTGGCTTATCACCAGCGTCATTCTTAGGAAAGTGTGGAGCAGATATAACGATTTCCTTAGCATTGGACTTTACCTCATCAGGTCTATACTCAGGATTCATATTCTTAATGATATTTCTACTCATTGTAAACAAGGCATCTGATGTCGCACTATCGTGGGCCATAACAACTGACCGCGCATGGGGAGTATAATAGGTTTTCCAGAATACTCTACCCGCACAATATGTGGAGATACCTTGCTGTCGAGCCTTTAAGATAATAGCGCGAACCTTCCCGGTCTCAGCTAACTGTTTATCTAATGCTTTTGTTATTTCACTTTGACATGCGTTAAAGTTAAAATCAACGAAGCCAGCTCTAGCATCTTTTGTAATAATTTTTATATTATCTTTAGCAAAGCTAGTGAAGTCATTCTCATACTGTTTAAGCTTTGATCTCTTCTGCTTTTCTTCTAGCAGCTTTAATAACTTCTTCTTTTCATTCATAATAAGTCCTCTAAACTTTACTTTAAGGGGACATTCTAGGTTTAAATGTCTCCTATAAGAGAGGGCGATTATAAACCCTGTATATATACTCTTATATACTAAGGATACTATATATTGTATAGAGAATTTGATAGGGCCCTTAGTGGCTTAGGGATGAGCTTAGGATTAAATAAATTAAACCCATAATGTATATATACCCCTCTTTTCTTTTCATACCCCCTTCTTCTTCTTCTAACATTCTTTAAAAATATCCAAAAATATTTTTAATATAATAATACTCTTATAACTTTCAATATAATATTCTTATAACATCCAAATAATATCTTAATATCTACTACTACTTTTAACCTACAATACCTACTATTACTTTTAACCCGCAGTTCTAACCTGCAACAACTCTTGAAAGGAGTTCACCATGACTAAATCTATTAGACTAACCTTCACAACTGGAAACCTAGGTGGCAACCGGATTGAAAACCATGTTCGACATGAAGTTGACAATCTGCTTGAGTACTTAGATTCCCAAGTTGAGAAGTATGAGAAGAGTCTTAGTGACATCATGTTAAATGCAGAAGAAGTTTGTCCATCTGGTCAGACGGATCACAGCAGCTTACAGTACAATGATGACATGAGGTACTTAACTCATATGGAGCTAGCTAACTTACATAAATTAAAATGTAAGTTACGTGATGCTATCTGGGAGGAAATCCCAGACTAGTTGATAGTTTACAATGCATTACTTAGTAGTGCCTTGTTTAATATCAATTATAATTAAACTCTTGAAAGGAGTATACTATGTGGATTATAGAAAATTTAATAGTATATCTGTTACCGTGTTTGGTAATAGGTATCGGAGCAGGCATAATTCTTTATGTCTTAACTGAGATAGTGAGTATCGCTATCAATGAATGGAGGAACTTAAAATGATGACAAGACGAGAGCGTCGACGTAGATATAGACGTATCAGTGACTTACTGATAACTGCATCTATAGTCATAGGTAGTATCAGTATCAGCAGTGCTATACTAATGATACTACTACATCAACTACAACTTATTTAAGAAAGGATAATCAAATGAGTAAGTTTAAACATAGTGACATCTTCACTAGAGAAGTTGTTTTAGAAGATGAGGAAGAAGACTTTGGTAAAGTTATGAGAGAGTCTTCTAAATCTTTAAGAGTAATTGGTGGAGAGAAACGTAAGTCAAATCTACCAGAAGAAAATAGATGGGCTCGTACATATGAGTATCGTCAATCATTACCTAATCCAAGGTAAGAGTTACAGTAGTAGTCCTCCCTCTGCTGCTGTAGACCTGGACATGTCGGTAAACTGTCTGACTTTAAAAATGCCCAAGAGCATTTTCTTAGTAATACAATACAGCCTTAAGGTATGTACATTAACTTCTATGTATATACCCTAACGCTGTAATACCAAGCGTTAATGGCTTTCTCATTGCTGGGTGAGTACTTCCTACAAGTACTTCCCTCAATTGCTAGGTCGTCCGATCTAGTACAACGCTTTAGTACGAAAGGAAAAAGCATGGTGAAAACCAACTCGGCGGAGTCTAAACGTACCCAAGTCGGAGACTTACAAACTCCGCCTGCTGCAGGCTTGACCGTTACGGCTCAAGTCGTAGTAGAGGATATCCGTGAAATACCGGGTTCCGAGGTTGTTTCGTCATGGAAATGGCCAATGCTGCGTGTGCAAACATGTAGTGGTATCTTCCTGTCTCACTTCGGTGAAGCAAGGAAATTGCAAGAGGCGAAAGCTTCTGGCAAACCGAGTACTTTGTCTCTTTGGAGATCAAAGCATTCGGATAGTGTACCGTTCGCTGCCGTTGAGGTTAGTGATGGTATACGTACCAATACGTCAGGTAGTTCGCTACTTGATCGTTTAAAGGGATAACTTAGTTATCTCTTGGGAGTCCATAATCCTGTGGGCTCCCGAATTGCTGTGAAGTAGTTTAAAATACTTTTAAAAGAAAGAAAGAAAGTATTTTTAACAACTTTAGTAGTTGTTTGTATAATTGAGGACTAAACCTCAAAAGTTTCGAGCAAGTAAGTAGTAAGACCTTTTAGGTTATGTTCTCAGACTACTGGAAGTATACCTGCATCCAGTACCTGCAGCTGAATCCTGCAGCTGAATCCTGCA